TATACTCTCTAATTGCTTTATTTAAACTTAATTTTGCTGTTGTAGTCAACTTATCAGCACCATATGGTTTTGCTGCAATGAATACTTTTCCAAATTGAGGAGGACTTGCATCTTCTCCTCCATAAACTGATAATGCTTCTAGGTTAGGATACAGTTGAGTGACAAGTGTCTCATAATCTCTAACTGTAACTGCTCTCTGTTGTGCAGAATATGACCTAGGAGCAAGATATTTGATAGAAGTGATACTTTGTGGTAAAGAACCTCCTGAAGAAGGACTATTTACCGTAATGGTTGGTGTTACATTCTCAAAAGTATTACCACCAAACGTAAATACACCTGTAAATTCAAAAACAGAGCATTTATTTGCTTCATCTTGGTTATTTACGATATATTCGATGTCAATTTCGTCATTATTCTTCAATTTACGTCCAAATGTGTCATCACCAAACAAAAGTTCAAATTGTTCGTTTTTATTTTCTTGAATCCAGTAAATTTTATCAGTAGGAGTTAGTCCTGTGATACTTTCTGCCTTTTTATATGTCAATGGAGCATTAAAATTATCTTCGTTGACAATAACACGAAGTAAATCGACATCAGCATTAGCACTAGGGATGATAAAGTGCTGTTTTGTTGATGTATCAACGGGATAAATTACTCTAAGTAAATTTCCTTGGTAAATATCGATATCTGAGAAACGTACTTTTCTAACTCCGTCAGTATCAATAAATGCTTCTCTGGTAATATCATCTAGAGTAGAGAATACGTAAGATCCATTTTCATTAGAACCAATAAAGGATTCACCCTTCTTTAAGGTAAATGATCCAATCTGTGGATTTACGGGTACATCCATAGAGATCGTTGCTTTTGCAGATTTTGACGATCTTGGTGTATACCCAATTAAATTTGCAAGAGAAACTACATTCTCTCTAATAGAAGCACTATCAAAGAATACTTCATTAGCAATCAGGTTAGCATTTAACGCTGAATAGTAAGTATTGTATGATAGTACATCAATTAACTGTGAAAGAACAGATCCTTCAAAGTTATAATCACTAAATGTTTCGGAGGCACGTAAATACTCCTTTAAACTTTGTTTGATGTCCTCAAAATCTAAATTAGTGACTGTGTTAAACGCCATTATACTCGTTCTAAGATAAGGTTAAGCGATTGTTGATTTAATGGTAATCCAACAATGTCATAATTAATAGTAACTTCTAAAGCATTGTCATCAATATTGTCAATATAATCTACATTATTGACTTTGACACGAGGTTCATAAACTTTTAAGACATCTTCAATAGAAACTGTGATGTCATCTGCTAAAATAGGGTTAAAATTTTCAAAAAGAGAACTTTGAACCTCTGTTCCAAAGAAAGGACGAAACACTTTTTCACCTCTCATGGTCATTACAATGTTTTTTACCGATTGCTTGATTGCATCTTCATTTTTTAACAGCGTAATATCCCCAGTAATCGGATGTTTCTGAAAACTGGGGTTAATATCGACAAATTTTTTGGAAATATTTGCCATGAAAGGACAAAAGATTTTTTTTAGCGGTCTACTATACTTTATATATCAATGAAATTGAAACATTTCTAAATGATCGACCTTTTTTTCTTCTTTTTTCGTATTATTACGGTTTTTTAGGTAATAATCTGCTCTTGGATCTGTAACCAGAACCATTCCTGATCGACGAAATTCTTCACTTTGGTCTACTTTGATCATTTTTATTCCTAATTTGGACATGGTAGAACTTTTTGGGAGGTTACCATCTCCAAATTATATTTATTCACCTTTTTCTTCAGGTGTTTTCCAAAAATAATCATCAGTATCGCCCAATCTACCCCATCTAACTCCATTCTCAACTTGATAATACTTAGTAGATACCTTAAAATCAGGTGTTTTTGGTTCTTGAGGGGTAATAGACAGGTCAAATATCCTAATTCTGTTGTTCGGATACAGTGCAAACTGCCCATTTTCCAATTCAATACAGTTATGTGACTTATGTTCCTCTGGAGTTTCACTTACATTGGTGTTTGTGATGTCAACATCAGGGTGAAAGTTATCTAATGTGAACAAATACTCACCACTGATTGCCCCATAGTTACGAGTTTGGCATACAAAGTCCATAGAACCGATGAATTGCTTCTCAATACAACGAACTCCATAGTCCATACAATTCCAAAATTGAAGGTTAGGTAGGTCTAGGTCTTCTTTAGGCAGTTCAGGACGACTCAGAAAGGCACTGATGGGAAGTTTATCGAACATGGCAGCATACTCTGGAAGATATGTCTCAAAATAAAAAGCACGTCCAGGTATCGATTTTGCCGATACCCAAACGCCCTCTACAAATTCACCATGTCCGTCAACATGGTCCCTAAGATATTCCTTACGGACCCACACTTTTTGTGATGGTAAGTTAACGACTAATTGACTCATATTACCGTCCTTGACCCCTGTAGGGTTTTTTCTTTCTATTACGTGACGTCGCAGAGTATTTTGTGTTCTGTGATTGTCCTTGACGGGTTGATTTAGGTTTTGGTGGTGTTACTTCAGCACCTGAAAGAAACCTCATTGCCATAATTTACGTTTTTATGTGAATAATGCTATTATAAGCGATTCTTTCTGCTTTGTCAAGCATCTAGGTTAATATCTTCCTTGAAGTTTAATGACCAGAAATCTTCGGCACCTTCGTAATCTCTGAAATAGTATTTCACACCTTCGGGGGCATCTAAGATAAACTTGTCAATCTTAGGTTCATACTCAATAAATGGTTTTAAGTTGATGTCCTTGTCCTTGTCTAAGTCAGACACATACTGTAAATAATCTTCGTAGTCAAGATCAGCACCTGTTCCAGATGCTTCAGAAAAACTATACTCGGTACTCATTGTTTTATAATAACCTGTTTTATTTATCAACCCCTGGGGAAATTTTTTCCTGAGAAAATTTTTGTATATACGAAATTGCGAGGTCGCTAGGATACTTTTGTAGGTTAGATGGTACCTTTGCATTTTAAACGCCACAACGCCCGCATTAAAAAAGGGACGCAATCGCCCCGTAGTGCTTTTTAGTGTGAGTAAGGCAGGGAGGGTATCCCTCAGCGTTTGGTAATGTGAGCAACCCTGCCTAAGTGTGTGGTCTTACGTGCATCGGAATGTGGAACAAAGTGAACTCAGGTATGCCGATGACCGCCACGGGGCGGAGCAGTTAGATACTGCTCTTGCCGTGACACCAGAAGGCGAGACGCATGGTGCTTGCCTTGTCTACTGCCTCAGCAGTCCTGCCCATCGCTAGTGCACCTTTCTTAAGGTCTCTGCGTGTGAAGTCACCGCGTCTAGTTCCTGAGATGATGTTGCGAGCAGTTTGGAAAGATTCCTGTTTAGTCATGATGTAGTAGTTGTGTGAACTGATTTAATTATAATGCACATGTGTAGGGAATGGGGGAAGCATGTGCCACTTCCCCAACTGTCTACCAGTCGTAGTCCTCTGTATCCTCTGGACCATATACACACTCTAGAGAGTATGATTCGAGTTCTTGGTCTTCGTCTCCGAAGTACTCGTTGAGATCCTCGTCTATATTGTTCTCCTCTATGAGGTTCTCTATCTGGAGTTGAGTGTAGTTTGAATCGTCGGGCATGATGATTAATGAATGAATGAATGAATGTGGACTTACATCAATTGGCAATACGCGAGATGAACGCCACGAGAGAGATCAGATTAACTGATCTTCAAATCTCTCTTTAGCGATATATTCGCAATGCTCTTGTAATGCTTCGGGGGTAAATAGGTCTGCCATGCCTGAAGTTTGCATTGCTTCCATCTCTTCTTCAAAGAGTGTTTCTAGGATTGATTCGTGATGTGGAACTGACATTTGCTTTGTTGTGTATGTACTTATTATAGCAATGCCTTATGCACCTTGGTAGGCAGATTGTGCCACTTCGTCATCTGTCACACGTACCCATTTGATTGGTTTGCCTGATGTCATTCTCCAAATCATTTGGTCTCCCTCTCTTGCTTTCTGATCTCTTGCCACTCTATAAGCGGTTTGAATGTCTAGACAATATACTGCACCTTCAGAATCGAAGTTGAACCATGCTGCTGGTTGCACTGCCCATGTGATTTGTTTCTTGTCGTTTGTCATTTGTTTCTTTGTTGTTAATACTATACTAAGGCAGTGGAGGGAACATTGCTGCTCCCTATGTGCCACTTACTTATCTGGCATAATGCCTTTGACGTCGTTTGATAAGTAGGTTGATTTTCCATTGCATACGTTGTCAACAAGGTTGTCGTATGTCTGCATGTCCCACCCCTTTTGCTCTGGGATGTCTAACTCATATGCCATCATGATTAATTCGTAGGCATAATCGTATTGAGTTGGGGTTAACTCAATACAGATTCCGTTTGGTTTGTTCATGATACCAATTCCTCCATCATCTCGGTCATCTCTTCGGCGTTGATCTTTTCATCATTCCATGCTACGCCGTCCTCTGTTTTGCTTAGGATATTGTTGAGGATTGGGTCAGTCATGCATGAGATGAAGTATTGCCAAGCATTGTCTACCATGCCTAATCTTTGCTTGTTGACACATGCCTTAGCAATGGCATATAGAAGTTCGTCGTTGTTGATCCATAGAGAGGCGTTCCATGTTTCGTAGTTTGCCCATCCGTTGTATGTTGTCATGTGGTGTTGTGTGTTGTATGTACTCATTATAGACCAC